TGCAGGAACTGTGATTGGTAATTGTTCGTAATATGTACCAGCTTTAACATATAGTGTTGCTGGTCCAGTGATTTGTGTACAGGCGTAACGAATAGTTTTAAATGCGCGACCCAGTGTTAGACCATTATTGGTATCTAAACCATTTGTAGTAACATAATAAACTGTTCCAGCACTGTCATTTGTTTCCCAGACTGGCACACCGCCTGTGCTCACTGTTAAAACTTGACCACTTGTACCAATAGGCAATCTCGCATCACTGCCGCTGCTGGCTCGATAAGTTAAATCACCTGTGGTTGTATTGGCTGTTGCGCCCTGCGACATTAGTTGCCAATAGTTGGCAGCTAAGTCAGTTGAAAAACTGCTTGTGCTGGTGTAAGCAGTTACGCAGATATAACTCGAGCCGCTGAAACTAACAGCATCGTTAATAGTGTAAGCTGTGGTTGTGGCAAACGGGCCACGCCAGTTTACTCTTATTTTTCCTAAATTTACTGTAGTTACGGCCATGTTTTATCCTATATTCAATATTTAGCTAGAAAATGTAGCTATTAAATTTCCGCTTGCATCTAAACTATAATTGTATACATCTGTTCCAATATCCACCATTACATACGAACTATTTTGACCGTCTGTAGTGTAGTTAAATGCTTGTCCTGTTGTTTTTGTATAAATTAAATTTTTATTTGCATCAAATGCAAATGCATGTACCATTGTTGCTTGTAAGGGTGCTGCACTAATGACTCCACTACCGTTAATTGTTACAGTAGTTCCGTCAATTTTAACAGCACCAAGTTGTGTGGTAGAAGCTGTGGCTACTCCAATAGTTCCACTTGAATTAGTAAGCCCGCTGGTACCAACTACAGGAACAATTACACCACCTAGTACTGAACTAGTTGATGTGGGAATTGACGCTGTAATACTAATGTCGGCAGTGCCGTCAAAACTCACACCGTTAATTGTACGTGCCGTGGCTAACTTAGTAGCAGTGGCCGCATTACCCGCAAGTAAATATGCGCCAATATTGTCAACTGTGGTTTTATAACTGGTTGGGCCTGGCCCTACTACTGGGACAACATAAGTTCCATCAATAGTTGCTTGTAACGGTAATTGTGAAAATTTAATAGTCATCTAAGTTTTTATCCAGTTACAAAGTAGTATCCTGTACCACCGGCTGTAAAATCCATTAATTCTTTGTCAAGACGTTCAAAATCTTCTTTAGCACTGGATTTTAAATCTCCACCATTCATTTGTATTGAACTACCTGGGCCTGCAATGCTGGCAAACTTAGAACGTGCTTCGCCCAACATGGTTTTGCACACGGCCAAGGTGTAATCACGTAACCACTGCTTGGCATAGATGTCTTGCAACAATACCCAGTCAGGACGGAAATTATAACTTTGTATTAAAATCTGTTCGCCTTGTGCAAACGGACGTTGTAAAATGTTTAGAATATGTGTAGTTGGTTTCCAATGAAACTCAATATAACTACCAAACATGCGACCAACTAGTTTTTGGTATCCGGCAAACATGTCATATGTTGCTAGACCTCCCATCATACTACCTGACATTAGATAGGTATTTGTATAAGCTAGGTTAAACGGTTCAAACAGCGTACCACCTGCACCCATGCCAGTTCTTGAGCCAATTGCTCTGCGAAACACTTGTCTAACAGTGATAACTTCATCAGGTAATCTGTATTCATTTTGATCCTGTATTAATTCTAAAAACAGGTAGCTTTCTTCTACTGCATTTGAACTCTTTTGACGATAACGGTTTAGCGAACGATCTAGTGCGGTTTCGTAATGCTTAGGGTCAAGCTCTACTTCAACCATGCCATCGCCCAGCATATCTCGCACATAATCAAAGACTTTATTTCGTTCTAAAGTGGAATTCGACGTAGTTGTTGATGGTAAATCATCCATGTTATTACTCTCCTAGTATATTTAGCTATCGATAAATATGTTACTATGCCAAGACTAAGTTTATATAAACCCGAAAAAGGACTTGATTACAAGTTCATCGATCGCCAGTGCTCAGAAATGTTCCAAGCGGGCGGAACAGACGTTTATCTGCACAAGTATTTAGGTGCAAATACTGCGGCTGAAAATGCCACTGCGGATCAGCCACACTATGCAACCACAGCAGTTACAAACATACAAGATTTGCTGTTTTTAGAGAATCGTGACAGAAGTTATGACACAGAAATCTACAGAATTCGTGGACTTTATAATGTACAAAACGTTGATTTCAACCTAAGTCAATTTGGCTTGTTTATTGACAATGATACCTTGTACATGACTGTGCATATTAACGATTTTATCAAGTACATAGGACGCAAGCCCATAAGTGGAGATGTGTTAGAACTGCCGCATTTGCGTGATGATTTTGCTCTTAACGAATTTGACTTTGCTTTGCCTAGATACTATGTTATTGAAGATGTGGGCCGTGCTAGTGAAGGATTCAGTGTAACTTGGTTCCCACATTTGTACAGATTAAAACTGAAGAAAGTCACAGACAGTCAACAATTTGCACAAATCTTTGACCAGCCAGCCAAAGATGCCAACGGTGATCCTGTTGCAGATACCACATTGCGTGACCTATTAAGTACACACAATCAAGAATTACAAATCAGTGATGCTGTGGTTCAACAGGCTGAAATTGATGTGCCAAAAAGTGGCTTTGAAACTCGTCAATATTACACAATTGCCGCAGATCCTGACACTGGCAAAACAGTATTAAACACAGCAGACAGCGGTTCTGTTCTGGCCAGTAATGCCAGCAACGGAGTAACTGCCAGTTCAGTTACAGGTGTTCCGCAACGTAGTGGATACACTGGTTACTTGTTGGGCGATGGCTTTCCTACTAACGGTTACGACTTTGGATTTGGCATACAATTTCCAGCAACAGCTGCTGCAGATGATTTCTTTTTACGTGTTGACATGCTGCCAAACAGACTATATAGATTTGATGGTAAACAAAATGCATGGATAGCAGTGGAAGATGCAGTACGTATGAATATGACCAATACCAATTCAAGAAATACGTTAAAAACCGGATTCATTAATAATGCTAATTGGACTTATAACGAAGCAGTTATTAGTGATATTACTAATGCGGCTAAAGATGCTATCAGAGTTAGAACACAAATTGATTCCACTGTAACTGGTTTGTATATTGTACTAAAAATAGATACAGTATTAATAGAATATGTGGTCGCAGACATGCCAGGATTAATTACATCTTATAATTATATTAGTCCAGAAGGAATAACCAGTTCCAAGATGCAAATTAATTTACCCATAGTTGATACTGTACAACAAACAATACCGTATGCAGGTCAATGGACTGTGACCGTATACAATTACAGAGAACCACAACGTCAAAGTATTAGCAAAGCATTAAAACCAAGGGCAGATTTATAATGGAATTTTTTTATGACGGGCAAATAAGACGATACATCACGCAGACAATTCGTGCGCTGAGTAATTTTGTGGTCAAATACGGCGATGGAACACTGGTACGTGTTCCAGTTATGTATGGAGATGCTGACAGACAAGTTGCCAGTATTATTCGTAACAACAGTGAGAACAAAGTTAATAGTGTTCCTAGAATCAGCGTTTATATCACTGGCTTGGCCATGGATCGTGACAGGCTAAGTGACCAGACATTTGTAGGAACTGTTAACATTCGTGAACGTGATATAGATCCAGATACTAATCGTTACACAACAGGTCAAGGCAGAAATTACACAATTGAAAGATTAATGCCAACTCCTTTTAAACTAACCATGAAGTGCGATATCTGGAGTGCTAACACAGATCAAAAATTACAAATGCTTGAACAAATTCTAGTGTTGTTTAACCCCAGTTTAGAATTACAAACCACAGACAACTATGTTGACTGGACCAGTTTAACGGTATTGAATTTAAATGACATCAGTTGGGATAGCCGTACAGTTCCTGTGGGTACAGATACTCCTATTGATATTGCTACCCTTACACTGGACACACCTATATGGATTAATCCGCCAGTTAAGGTCAAACATCTTGGTGTTATTACTAAAATTGTTACCAGTATGTACAATACCAGCACAACTAGCGGAACTTATATTGACGGATTAGGTCAAGATCCAATTGCCACTACAACATCCATGTCAGATTTGCTAGGACTTGTAATTGGGTCAGATGAAAACTATAGATTAGAAGTGTATAACGGACAAGCTATACTAATTGGAGCACATGAAAGTGTTGTTGAGCGTGGAAGTTCTTTAGATATTCCTGTAAGACTGGGCACTCCTATCAACTGGAATGAGTTGTTTGCTAGAACTCCTAACAAATATAAAGCCGGGTCAAGCCAGCTATATTTAACGCAACCAAACGGCACACTAATTGTGGGCACCTTTGCCATTAATAGTTTAGATGAAACGATTTTACAAGTTAAGTGGAACGTGGATACACTTACCACCAACACCGGTATTGACAGTGCGGGAATTTTAGATAATGTAGCTGGGTATAATTTACAGTCTTGTTACAGACCAAATAGTCCAGGTACTTTTGATGCTATTATAGATCCACAGCAATACGATCCTAAAAAACCCAACAAAGAAGCAACTGATCAACTAGTAGTTGCGGGTAGACGTTTTCTTATTATCGAAGACATTGGTAGCACACTAAATGCAGCTGGAAAAGGCCCTACTGCATGGCAAAGTACTACAGGCGCAGACTTTGTTGCACACGCAAACGATATCATTGAATGGACTGGACTACGCTGGACTGTGATTTTTAACGCTAGTCAGAACTCAGACACTATGGTATGGCAGACGAATATATATACTGGAATACAATACTTGTGGAACGGTGTTTCATGGGTCAAGTCATTCGAAGGTGTATACGAGGCTGCTAATTGGAAAATAGTGTTATAAAAGAATCTATAGTTTGTAGTGGTGCATTATTTTATGCCAAGTCCACACGACGATTTTTACTATTACAAAAAGCACACGGCAAACACGAAGGTACTTGGGGCTTAGTCGGTGGCACAAACATCACTGGCGAAACACCTTGGCAGGGATTACAACGTGAAATCTCTGAAGAAATAAGTGTACTTCCTACTATACTAAAAACAATTCCTCTTGAAACATTTGTCAGTAATGATCGTGTGTTTAATTTTCACACATACTTGTGTGTAATTGACACGGAATTTGTTCCAGTATTAAGTGATGAGCATCAAGGATGG